GCAAAATAATAGAACATGGCCTTCATGTAGACTTGGCACACCCGCACAAAAATATAGTTTTTTATGTCAATACCTGTGATGGATTTACTAGACTTGAAGATGGCACAAAGGTAGAAAGTGTCGCCAACCGCGCTCTTTTGCTTGATGACGGCCTTATAAAGCACAATAGCACGAATACAACGAATGTTAATCTTAGGTGCACTATAGCGGTAAATTATATTTAAGTTATACGTTGTGTGAAGAGGGGCACGTTATGAGGTATACTATTGAAGATATTGTTTTAATTTCAGATGACGAAGTTGACATTAATGTTGCTGAAAAGTTTGTTTCTTTTATAGAAAAAACCGCATCTTTTAAAGATGGAGTTGTAAGAGGCACTTCAGCCAACAAGACCAAATATCGAGTTGGTTTTTTAAATAACTATACTAAAAATACTGAAAAAAGTGCGGAAGAGGTAGAGCTTTTTAACCACTTGCTTTCTTTGAGCCTGTTGCCTGTTCTTCCGGGCCGCGACATTGAGTATATAACAAAGGTTCATCAAATGAAGCGGGGCGGGAAAATGGCTTGGCATAATGATGGTGATTATTCTCTGGCTGTCACTCTTTATCTGTCTGAGTGTGTTGGCGGTGAGCTGGAGGTTGTTGTTGGCGCTAACGAAAAGGGAGATATAAAAAACATAGTAAAAGTGTCTCCTAAAAAAAATAGAATTGTTGTTTTGAAGGGCTCAAATGAGCATAGGGTTGTAGGTGTTAAGTCAGGAAAAAGAAAATCAATTCAGATTTTTGTTAAGTTTATTGAGGGCAAGCAAAAGAACGATTGATTCTAAGGCTTTCAAGAAGCCTAGATTTGCGTTATAGTAAATTATCCCTGACGATTTCATGGTGAAATCGACTATAGCCAAGACAGGAGATAATCATGGCTAATACAACTTTCCAAGGAGTAGTGCGCTCCTATGCTGGTGGTGGCAAAGGCGTTGTCACACCCGGCGTAATGACACAATCAGTACAAATCTCATGTGACCCAACTGCAAACGCAGCGGCTAACGTAAAGATTGGAACTTCATCTTCAACTGGTGAAAATTTAGTGTTGCCCGCTGGTGCAATTCCAATTTCAGTGATGACCATGAATGCCTCTACAGGCGGCTCAAACCCAACAATTGATATTGGCGGAACCCCTGCTGGCGGTGCAAATGACCCTGACGGTCTATTTAATGAAGTAGATTGTGACGGCAAAGGCACTATAAAGGGCGCAGACGGCGCTTTAGCAATTGCTGGCGGTCTATCAGCCAACACAACCGTTACCGCAATGAAAGGCTCTTCAGCGGCTACTGGCGGCACATGGACAGGAATCTTAACATACGCAATGTCAAATGATGGCGTAGAATAAGGAGGCTTAAATGGCTGGTCCAGTAAAAGCCTTTAATTTCGACCAAGGTGACACCCCAGCGGTTGTAGGGGCAGCACGCTCTCGCATTCGTCAGGTTGTTATGTTTGGTGCCGCCGCAGGCGCGTTTACCATAAAAAATGGTGACGCTTCAGGAGAGGTTTTGCTTCAGCAAAGTTTCGCTGCGGGGAATCACGTTCTAAACATTCCTGATGATGGCATTCTTGCCACTTCTGGGTGTTTCGTTGCGGCCTTAACAGGTTCGGGCAACAAATTGACAATATTCTTGTCATAAGGAGTTGGCTATGGCTCGTAAAAGAGACAAGCAACCGCCTAAAACAAAAAAGTATTTCCGCTCCACTAAAAGTGGGGCGGGGATGACTAAGGCTGGTGTCGCTAAATATCGCAGAGACAACCCAGGAAGCAAGCTAAAAACGGCTGTTACTGGGAAGGTTAAAAAAGGTTCTGCGGCGGCAAAACGCCGTAAATCATACTGCGCTCGAAGCGCTGGTCAAATGAAGAAATTTCCTAAAGCAGCTAAAAATCCCAATAGCCGTTTGAGACAGGCGAGGCGTAGATGGAAATGCTAGTTAAGATTTTGATAGGTGTAATAGGTTTTTTTACAGCTTTATCTGTGCCATTTATTGGCTGGGTAGGGATAAGTATTGTTGATATGAAGGTTGACTTAGCAGAGACGCACGCAAAGGTTGACGCTAATTATCAAATGATTAGGCCTATGTGGGAACAATTTATTTCGGAGAAAAAAATTGCCGATATCACGCTCGCAGATGTCCCAGCAAATCAGCAAGCCGGGGAGTAAAAAAATGCCAAAAGATGCTTGTTATAAAAAAGTAAAAGCTCGTTACCGCGTATTTCCTAGCGCCTATGCTTCAGGTGCAATTGCTAAGTGCCGTAAGGTTGGCGCGAAGAATTGGGGAAATAAGGCAAAGAAAAAGGCCGCTGGTGGCGCAGTAACTATGGAAAACGGCGGTGTTGTTAACAAAGCAAAGCGTCCATCTAAAAATAAAAATGTAGCACGCGGCTGTGGCGCTGTTATGAGCAATAGGCGTAAAAAAACTCAATACGCATAATGGGGCGAATATGGCGGTTAGAAAAACAAAAGCTGGAGCTAATCTCAAGAGGTGGTTCAAAGAGGACTGGAAGGATGTTCGCACGGGGAAAGCGTGTGGGCGTGGCAAAGGTGAAAAACGGGGTACTCCATATTGTCGCCCCTCTAAAAGAGTCTCTTCTAAAACCCCCAAAACCACCAAAGAAATGACGGCTGCCGAAAAGCGTAGCAGAGTAGCGCAGAAGAAGCGTATTGGTCAGCCAGCAGGCAAACCGCGCCGCGTTAAGTCTTTAAAGCGAAAGAAGAAGTAAAATGTCTTTGGAGGGGCAAGTAAAACAAGAGCTTCGCCTTTGGTCTAAAGAGGCATTAGAAAAGCCTAATGAAAACTACAATGGGCTTCCAGCCTGTCCGTTTGCGAAGAAGGCATGGTCTGAAAACCGCGTTGGCTTTACATTTAAAAGAAGCGCTTCTTGGGACATTTTAACTGAAACAATTAAAGGTTGGGATGATAGCAAAGATGTTGTTATCTTGATTGACTTTGAGTACCCAGAACTCGATGAAATGTACGAATTTCTGGATGTTTTAAACGACACTTTGTCTGATGACGGCACCGATATGTTTGTTATGGGTTTTCACCCAGAAGCAGAGAGCAACGAATTTCTGAATGATTCCTTTGAGATGACTGATGACAATTCTTATGCTATGATATTTTTGCAGCGCTTGACAAAGCTGCAAGAAGCCTCGAATCTTTTGAGAGACAAGGGGTATTATAAGTTTTGCGAGGATTATTATGACAATAATTCCTTGTACCAATTAAGAGATAATCTTTACAGGAGACTTAAAGATGGCACCGAAGAAAAAAGTTAAGAAGATGATGGGCGGCGGCGCAGCTAAAAAAATGATGCGTGGTGGCATGGCAACAAAGAAAAAGCCAGCTATGATGCGCGGTGGCGGCAAAGCCAAAAAAATGATGCGCGGCGGTAAGGTCAAGAAGTAATGGCTGTTTCAGGCTCCACTGATTTTGAGCTAGATGTATCTGATTACATTGAAGAGGCTTTCGAGCGTTGCGGCTTAGAGGTTAAAACAGGATATGACCTCAAGACAGCCAAGCGCTCGATGAACCTTATGTTTGCCGAATGGGCAAACAGAGGGCTGAATCAATGGACGATTGTGCAGCGCACAATAAATGTCGTTCAGGGCACGAACAATTATACGCTTGGCTCTGATGTAATTGATGTTTTGTCTGCTGTTATTCGCAGAAGCAATACTGACATTAGCATGGAAAAAATCAGTCGTGATGAGTATCTAAACATACCAAACAAAGATACTCAGGCTCGCCCTACGCAGTTTTTTATAGACAGGCAAATAACGCCAGTAGCGAAAGTCTGGCCTGCGCCAGAAAACAGCACAGATGTTATTTTTTATGATGCCCTAACAAGAATTGATGACGCTGACACATTTACTAATACCATTGATGTACCGTTTCGCTTCTACCCTTGTTTAGCCGCTGGGCTTGCTTATTACCTTTCTATGAAGCGTGCGCCAGACCGCATTCAGTTGCTAAAGGCCGCGTATGAAGAGGAATTTGATAGAGCTTTAGCAGAGGACAGGGATAGGGCTTCTTTTAATGTAGCGCCTAGTTTAAGCTTTTATAAGGTAACGTAATGCCTAAGTTTGCGGCTGGAAAATATGCGTATGGAATATCTGACCGCTCTGGGTTTCGCTACCGCCTGAAGGATATGCGAAGAGAGTGGACAGGTTTTCTTGTAGGTAAAGATGAGTGGGAGGCGAAGCACCCACAGCTAGAGCCGCGCCATCAGCCGACAGACGCAGAAGCGCTGCGTAACCCGCGCCCAGATACCAACAACATAATTTCGGCAGACGTTAAGTTTCCAACCTTTGATTTAACAAATTTTGAATACATTTCCACGCCAAGGGGAAATGTTCAGTTGGGTTCTGTGACGCTTGGCGGTGATGTGGTTACTCCTGTTCCGGCTACAGGCGTATTGTCAACTGGCAGTGTCGGAACAGCAAGTGTATCAACTCCAGTATCAACGGCATCGACCTTTGATTCAACAAGTGTTACACTTGATTCAACAAACAGAACTTTTGACGAGGGTTAAATGGCGAAGCAAACAGTAGGAATTGGCTCAAGCCCAAATGACGGCACTGGCGACACCCTTCGCGCTGGTGCAGATAAAATAAACGACAATTTTAATGAGATTTACGCAGCATTAGGAAACAGTTCTAGCGTTCTAACTGATATCATAGATGCGAATGGCCTTTTTGATGTTAGTTCTGGAGCAAACAAGATTGTTTTCTATTATGCTGCTTTGAGTGATTTGCCAAGCGCATCAACTTATCATGGGGCTGTAGCTCATGTTCATGCCACAGGTGGTTTATACTTTGCTCATGGGGGCAACTGGATACGATTAAATGACGAAACCACTGGTCCTGTAACTAAATACACAACAACATCAGCAGATGGTTCTGCTTATCAATTCTCTGGTCCGGGGGCAACCGCTGGGAATAACCCTAATTTTACATTTTACAAGGGTCACACTTATCTGATTGATAACACCTCCCATGTTGGTAGTCATCCTTTACAGATACGAACTGCGGCTGGAGGCTCCGCTTTTACGACAGGAGTTACAGATAACTACAACAGCACCACTGGACTAACTCAATTCATTGTCCCACATGAGCCAAGTGACACTTCTTTAGTATACCAGTGCACTGTGCATAGCGGCATGGTTGGAAACATAACGATAGTATAAAAATGACATATACACTTACAACATTAAAGCAGGCTATTCAGGACTACACTGAAAACAGCGAAACTACTTTTGTGAATAATTTAGATAATATCATTCGCAACACAGAAGAGCGCATTTTAAAGCTTGTTGATTTAGATTTATTTAGAAAAAATGTTAATGCTAACATGACCTCTGGGGACAAGTATCTTTCCTCTCCATCAGACTATTTGTCTTCTTTTTCCTTATCGTATACCGATGGCAGCGGCAACACAGAGTTTCTTCTTCAAAAGGATGTTAATTTTTTGCAAGAGTTTGCGCCTGACCCAACAGCAACTGGCTCTCCAAAGTATTATGCTCAATTCGATATAGATAACTTTTTATTAGCGCCTACGCCTAATTCTAACTATGCGGTTGAACTTCATTACTACTATAGGCCAGCTTCAATAACTGGCAGCGCGGGGACATCTTGGCTGGGCGAAAATGCGCCAGATTGCTTGCTTTATGGTTGTCTAGTAGAGGCCTACACGTTTATGAAGGGTGAGGCCGACATGATGCAAGCTTATGAAGCGCGGTTTGCTGAGTGCATATCAAGGCTGAAGAATTACGGCGAAGGGCGCGAGAACAACGATGCTTATAGACAGGGGCTTGTTAGAATAAAACAAACATAAGGAGGGCTTTATGTTACAACTACCATTAAATTCTTTCATTCATTGTCAGAATACTCTTCCATCTAGCTTTTGCGACAGTGTTGTAGAAAGCATAAGCGAAGAAGAGTATTCTGAACATGAATTCTATGACGCAATTAGTAAAACACGGTACTCAAACGAAAATGAGTTAGAAATTTGTTACTCTGACATACCTGAAATGCCGGAATTGCATGATTATGTAACTAAATCCATTCAAAATTACTTAAACTTGTTAAATGTGGTTTGGTTTAAGGCGGTTCAAGGGTTTTCAGAAGTTAGGTTCAATAAGTACCGCGAAGACAAGCAAATGGCGATTCATTGTGACCATATTCGCAGTATTTTTGATGGGAATAGAAAGGGTGTTCCCATATTGACCATTTTGGGACTTTTGAACGATTCGTTTGAAGGGGGTGAATTTCTAATTTCGGACAGCAAAATTAGTTTTAACAAGGGGGATGTTTTAATATTTCCATCTAATTTTATGTACCCGCATGGTGTTTTGCCTGTAAAGTCTGGTGTGCGTTACTCTTTTGTTTGTTGGGCGTTTTAAAAAGGAGGGTTTTATGTTAGATGAAAGTTTAAAGGGCAAATCAATTGCCATAGTTGCGCTGGGCGGCAGTTTTGCTGATTTTGTCTATGCGCGAATGAATTCCCAAGAATTTGATGAAATATGGGGAATTAATTGTATTGGTGGAATTTTCCATGTTGACCGAACATTTATGATGGACCCTGCATCTCGTTTTCTTGATGATGTAAAAGCAGGCACACAAACAGGCATAGCCAAAGAATTTTTGTTAGAAACTTCTAGCAAGGGGCCGATTTATTCTTGCTGTTTAGATGAGCGCGTTCCAGAAATCGTTGAATATCCACTGGAAGAAGTTATAAGCGCGACTACTTTTAGTTACTTCAACAATACTGTTGCATATGCGGTAGCTTTCGCGGTTGCTCATAAAGTTGGCAAAATACATATGTACGGCGTTGACTTTAGTTACAAACAAAACATTCATTTCGCAGAGGCTGGTCGCTCATGTGTAGAGTTTTGGTGCGCGATGGCTCTTGGCAACGGAATTGCTATACAAGTTGCGCCGCGTTCTGGGCTTCTTGACACAAATGTTCCCGAAGATGAAAAAATATATGGATACCACAGGCTTGACGACCCGCTTGTTCAGAAAGTTGTTGATGGTAATTTAGTGATATCAAGAAAGTCAAAACTTTCAGAGGTGGAGGGGGAAAGCGACCTGTCATCCCCAGAGCCTTTGGACGGAAGAGAGCCTGTTCTTATTGGCAGACATGACATAGAGGGAATTTCTTATAAGGAGAAGAAAAAAGATGGTTAGTGTGCAGTCAGGAATACATGTTTCTTCTGTCAATGTAATGACTTCAGATGAGGGTGGGCTTAACAACGAACAAATAGCAGAATTAGCTATGGATAAGATAATGAGGGTTTCAGATACCGCGCCTCCAGAAATCAAAGAACAAGCCAACGCATTTAAAGAAAATGTTAGAAATGTGGTCTTACATTACATAGAATTGGCAAGACGCGAAGAACGTGCTACAATCGCTGAGAAGATGGCGAAAGCCGGACAAAATGAAATGGCTGACCTTGTTAGGAGAATATAAATGGCTATTACTCAGGCAATGTGCACCTCGTTTAAGACGGAGCTTCTGACAGGTACGCATAATTTTACAAACTCAAGTGGCAACACTTTTAAGTTGGCGTTGTACGCGATTGGTAGCGGCGGTAAGTCTAGCACGACAGCCACACTAGGCGCGACAACAACTGCGTTTACTACAACTGGTGAAGTTGCATCCAGCGGTTCATACGCTACAGGTGGCGGCTCATTAACAAATGTCACACCGACTAATTCAGGCACAACTGCGTTCACAGATTTCGCTGATGTAAGCTTTACAACTGCCACAATCACCGCTCGTGGTGCTTTGATATATAACTCTTCACAGTCTAACAAAGCTGTTGCGGCTTTGGATTTTGGTGCTAACAAAACATCAACATCTGGCACATTTACAATTCAGTTCCCAACTGCAAACGCATCTAGCGCAATCATTCGTATTGCCTAAAGGTAGGCTACTATGTCTGCTAATGGCTGGAGTGAAGGCGCGTGGGGAGATACAGGCTGGGGTGGCCTAGAGAATGTTACTGTTGAGCCGACATTAGGCGCAGCAACATCGACTCTAGGCTCTGAGTCTGTATCTGGCGATGCGCCACTTTCAGTAACTGGATTTGGCCTGACCTCTTCAGTCGGTCAGGTTCAGGGTTTCCAGGGGGCGAGAGCTTTCCCTGCGGGCTTTTACAATCAAGTTCATATCGGCTCTGTGGTTGTTAGTATTCCAGTAGATGTTTCTGTCACTGGCGTAGAGGGAACTGTTGAGAGTCTCACGGGTTGGGGTAAGGGAACATGGGGTGAGTTTGTATACGGCGGCGGTGTTTTTGCTGATGTAGGTCAGGTAGAAACTCCCAACCTCCCAGCAATTAACTCCTTTTTAGGCTCTTCTTCAATTACAGGTACTGCGGTTGTTTTCCCGACAGGCGTTTCTGGCAGCACTCTTTTAGAGTCTGTGTTAGTTGGCGCGGGGGCTATTGTTGGTGAAGACGGCATGGTTGGCTCTGTTGGTCTTGGCGATGAGTCTGTTGTCGGCACATGTAATTTAACACTAACTGGTGTTTCTGGGGCAACTGCTCTTGGGGATGAGGGCATTGAGACTGACACTGGTGCGCCCGTAACAAACGTCCCGGGCATGACATCCGCGCTTGGCGATGAAACCGTTACTATTAGTGTAACGCCTACAATCACGGGATTTGGTGCAACATCTGCCCTTGGCTCAGTTAGTGTTACGGGCACTTCTGTCTTGACATTGACGGGAACAGAGGGGTCAGGTAATATATCGAGTGTAATTGTATGGGGTAGGATTGTCCCGTCACAAAACGCAAATTGGAATGAGGTAGCGGCATAATGGCAAGTACATATACAGGCAACAGTGGCATAGAAAAGCCGGGTACTGGCGAGCAGTCAGGTACCTGGGGCACAACCACAAACACAAATTTTGATATTATTGACCGCGTTCTCGGCGGTGTAGGCTCTATATCCCTATCAGGGACAACACATACATTGACCACAACTGATGGCACGCTGTCAGACGGCATGTATAAGGTTCTTGTGTTTGGTGGCTCTCCTTCAGGCACAAACACTGTTACCATTTCTCCAAATGACCAGCAAAAGCTTTACTATGCAAAGAACGATTCTGGGCAGTCTGTTGTTATAACTCAAGGCTCTGGAAGCAACGTCACTATAAACAACGGCGAAACAAGAATCGTATATGCTGACGGCGCGGGTTCTGGCGCGGCAGTTGTTGACCTAACTGCTACTTTGGCTGCTGGTGTTCCTTCTGGAACCAAACAATTGTTCGTGCAAACTTCCGCTCCTACAGGGTGGACAAAAGACACCTCAAATAACAATGATAGCGCGGTTCGTATTGTAACAGGCTCTGTTGGAACGGGCGGTAGCACAGCTTTCACTAGCGCATTTGCAACGCCCGCTGTATCGGGTACTGTTAATGTTAACGGTGCACCGGATGCTGGCAACTTGGCTGTATCAATTAGCGGCAGTATTTCCAATACCACACTTTCTAACAATCAGATTCCTTCTCACAATCATGGATTTAGAAATAGAGTTTCTGACCCAGGCCCAACACAAAGTGCACAATTCTACGCTGGTAATGTTGGTAATAATAACTCAGTTATTAATTCTACAGGCGGAGGTGGTTCTCACAACCACGGTCATAACCTTGCGGGTTCTTTAACTGGTGCGCCTGGCGTTGGTAATTTGGGCTCAACTTTATCCTCTTCAACAGCTTCTATTAACGTAAAATATGTGGACGTTATTGTAGCAACAAAAGATTAAGGAGTTTTTAGAAGGGCGATGAAAACACCAAATTTTATAGAAAGCTATCAAACTGAACAGTATGATTTTTGCGATAGAGTTATTGCGCGTTTAGAAGAATACATATCTTCGCAAGATGACTCAAATGTTGCGATGCACTTTATGAATGGCTCTGAGACAAATGGTGGTGAGCAACGCAGAAGAGATTACTCTTTTAATTTTCAAGCAATGCAGGACCCTCTTGTTGTTGAAATGCACGAAATATTGCGTCAGTACATTCCAAAGTATGCAGAAATTTACAATGGATTTGGTATGCAGGGTTGTATGTCAGAAACTATGAAGGTTCAAAAAACACCGCCTAAAGGCGGCTTTCACACTTGGCACGCTGAGCACGCCAGAAACGATTCGGCAAGTTGGCGTAATTTAACTTGGACACTTTATTTAAATGACATTCCAGATGGCGAAGGTGAAACAGAGTTTATTGAATATGGCATGAAGGTTCAGCCCAAGAAAGGTTTGCTATGTTTCTTTCCTGCGGCTTGGACACACACACATAGGGGAAACCCTGTTTATAGCTGTGATAAATACATAGCTACTGGTTGGTATTACTTAGTATAAGGAGCTTTAAATGGCAAAGTGGACAATTATAAATGGCGGTTCTGGTGATGCAGACCAAATTGGTAAAGATGGTTTGTTCTATGACAACTTGAATTTGACATGGTTGCCGTCAGACGTTTGCGCCGTGCAATCTCCAGACGGCGCTACATGTGAAATAGAGCGCGGTAATCCGGCAACTGGCGCACACACAGGAAATGATGAAAACGTAGCAACGAACACTCTTAGCTGGTGGTCTAGCGTAGAATCAACTTGGCAAGCAGCGCATGACGCGGCATCTGAGTCAGATGATAGTGAATAATGAAACTAGAGGTAAAAGATAATTGCCCTCTTAATAACTTTGAGCCTTGTAAAAAACTTGAATGTGCTTGGTTTATGCAGATTAGAGGTAAAGACCCTCAGACGGGCGAGGATATTGATGATTGGGGCTGTTCAATGGCTTGGATGCCCAAGCTTTTGATTGAAAATGCAATGGTTTCGCGGCAGACAGGAGCGGCTATTGAAAGTTTTAGAAATGAGATGGTCAAAGAGAACAACATTCTAGGCGTTGCGGCATCCTTCGCAAACGGGCATAATGCAAAGGTGATTAGCAGTTCAGAGGTTGAAGAAGTTATCTCTGACGAAAGTTAAAGAGATTTGATATGCCCCTTACAAAGCTTCAATTTAAACCCGGCATAAACAGAGAAGTCACCTCTTACGCCAACGAGGGCGGTTGGTTTGATTGTGACAAAGTACGCTTCTATTTAGGCTTTCCTGAAAAATTAGGCGGATGGGAAAAGTATTCTTCATCTAGCTATCTTGGCACAGCGCGAGCTTTGCATAGCTGGAGCGCGTTAGACGGCTCTCAGTTTTTGGGCGTTGGCACTCATCTAAAATATTATATCGAAGAAGGTGAGGCTTATAATGATGTAACGCCCCTCAGAGAGACTACATCTGCGGGGGACGTAACTTTTTCTGCCACTAATGGCTCTTCTATAGTCACTGTTACTGATGATGCTAACGGCGCTGTTTCTGGCGACTTTGTTACCTTTTCCGGCGCGGCTAGTCTGGGTGGCAATATTGGCGGTGCCGTTTTAAACATAGAGCACCAAATCGTTTCTATTGTTGACT